CATACAAGTATGAGTTTTAAAAAAAATAAATATCAAGTTATACGTGGTGCTATATCTAAAGAGATAGCAGACATAGCATATACGTATTTACAAATATCAGCAGAGGCAGATAATTGGATGTTAAATAATGGTATTACCTTTCAAGGCAATCCATTGTTAGGTAAATTTAATGACCCACAAGTTCCAAACTCTTACGCTAAATATGGTGACAGACTTATGGAGACATTACTGGTTAAAACCATAGCTGTGATGCAGAAGAAGACAGGACTTAAATTAGTTCCTACTTATTCATATACAAGACTATATAGAAAAGGTAATATTTTAAGAAGACACAAGGATAGACCTAGCTGTGAGATATCCACTACACTAAACTTAGGTGGAGATCTATGGCCCATATTTATCGATCCTACGGGGGCTGACAACGTCATAGACGAGTATAAAGAGATACATAAGCCCAATGCACCCAAAGGTATAGAAGTGAACCTAAAACAAGGGGATATGCTTATTTACTCTGGTTGTGAGTTAGAGCACTGGAGAGAGCCATTTCAAGGGAATTTATGTGGTCAAGTATTCTTGCACTATAATCATGCGGATGGACAGTTTGCAAAGTCCAATTTATATGATAAAAGACCTATGCTAGGAATAGTCAAATAACGTTGAACATCAACGCAATCTAATATAATCTGGAGATCTATGTTACAGAAGATAGGGTTTGCACCTGGAATTAACAAACAAATTACAGCCACAACTGCTGAGGGTCAGTGGATAGATTGTGATAATGTAAGATTTAGATATACAACACCTGAAAAAATAGGTGGTTGGAAACAGCTAGGAGCAGATAATGTAACAGGAGCTGCTAGAGGACTACATCAATTTACTAATAGTGCGGGTCAAAAATATTCTATCATAGGAACAAACAGAATTTTATACGCTTATTCAGGCGGTGTATTCTATGACATTCATCCTATTAAAACTACAACAACACTTACAAACGCATTTAGCACGACTAACGGATCAGCTATTGTTACTATAAATTTTTCTACTGATCACGGTATAGAAGCTGGTGATGTAATTTTATTAGATAATTTTACAGCTATTACAAATTCAGATTATGCAGCAGCAAACTTTGATGACATAAGATTTATGGTTACAACAGTTCCATCATCAAACACACTTACCATTACAATGCCGTCAAACGAATCTGGATCTGGTGCAACAGAGTCTGGTGGTATTAGAGTTAGACATTATTATCACATAGGTCCTGATGTACAAGCTCAAGGGTTTGGTTGGTCTCTTGGATCTTGGGGTGGACAAGAAGTTGGAGCTACAGCTACAACACTTGCTTCTGGTATTAACGACTCTACAACAAGTATTACATTAAACGATGCATCACAGTTTCCATCTTCAGGTACAAACTTTTTACAAATAGGCACAGAAGAAATTTCATACACAGCTATATCAGGCAATAGTTTATCTGGTGTAACAAGAGGTGTAAGAAACACAACAGCAGCAGCACACTCTGGTGGAGACACAGTTACAAGTTCATCTAACTTTGTTGCATGGGGTGAAGCAGCGTCAGGTGACTTAATTGTTGATCCTGGTATGTGGTCACTAGATAACTTTGGTGATAAAGCTATTTGTTTAATTGTTGATGGTGAATGTTTCGAATGGAACTCTGCAGCAACTGATGCAACCTCTACAAGAGCTACGATTATATCTGGTGCACCAACAGCATCAAGACACATGTTGGTATCCACACCGGACAGACACTTAGTGTTCTTTGGTACAGAAACAACGATTGGTACAAAGTCTACTCAAGATAACATGTTTATTAGATTCTCTGCTGTTGAGGATATTAATACGTATACACCTACAGCAACCAATGACGCTGGTACACAAAGACTGGCCGACGGATCACGGATTATGGGAGCCATTAGAGGTAGAGATGCAATCTATGTATATACAGATACAGCTTTGTTCTTACAAAGATTTGTGGGTCAACCTTTTACATTTGCTTTCGTACAAGCAGGAACAAACTGTGGATTAGCTGGTAAGAATGCAGTCGTTGAAGTTGATGGTGCAGCATACTGGTTATCTGAAAATGGTTTCTTTAAATATGCCGGTGCACTTGAATCACTTACATGTTTAGTAGAAGATTATGTTTACGATGATATTAATTTAGACTCTGGTAATCAAATGATTAATGCAGGACTTAACAATTTGTTTGGTGAGATTATGTGGTTCTATCCAACATCTAGTTCATCTGTTGTTAACAGAATGGTTTCTTATAATTATCAAGACTCTGTTCCCACTAGACCAATATGGACAGTTGGATCATTAGCTAGAACTGCATGGGCAGACTCAGCAGTATTTGGTAGTCCTCACGCATTAGACTATGACGCCGATGGTGTTGAAGGATCTAGTTCAGCTACATATGTACAAGGAAACACAGACGGCACATCAACATACTATCAACACGAGACAGGTACAGATCAAATTAAAGCGGGTGTAACAACAGCTATTGCTGCAAATATTACATCAGGAGATTTTGACATTACACAAAGAATAGCAAGAGGCACAACTTCTTCTATACCTGATTTAAGAGGTGATGGTGAATTCATGATGAAGATTAGAAGATTTATACCTGACTTTGTATCTCAAACAGGATCGACTAGAATAACTTTAAATCTAAGAAACTTTCCAAACGATACAGCTGCAAGCTCATCTCTTGGACCTTTTGATGTAACGTCATCTACACAAAAAGTAGATACACGTGCACGAGCTAGGGCTATAGCTTTAAAAGTAGAAAACACTAGTACAAGTCAAGACTGGAAACTTGGAACATTTAGATTAGACATACAAGCGGATGGTAGAAGATAATGGCAAAGATAGCACAGATATTAACAAGACCTAGTCCAGAATATAAACAAAACGTAGCAGATGCACAAGTACGAGACCTTGACGCTGTTATACAAAAACTAAATACAACGTATCAACAAGACTTAAAAGATGAGGTAGAAGCATTTAACTTCTTTTTAAATTAATGGCTAATAGTTTTATAAACGCAAAAGCAGACTTAACAACAACGAATCTAACAACACTATATACAGTGCCGTCGTTTAAAACTTCTGTAATTAAATCAATTTTAGTATCTGAAGATGCAGGATCAGGAGCTAATATAACCGTGACTTTGGTGGACGCATCGTCAAATATATTTAGCTTATTTAAGACAAAAGCTATATCTTCAAATGCTACAACAGAACTATTAACACAACCTTTAGTTATGGAGGCTAGTGAAATTCTGAAAGTCCAAGCTAGTGATGCAAACGAATTGCATGTTATAGCTTCAATCTTAGAAATAGAACCAAGAGAGGTAACTTCGTAATGCAAACAATAAAGCCAGAAAAGATAATAACAACAATATCTAATTTAAAAACAGGTGAAATATACAGCTCAGAAGATGACTGGAAAGCAAAAGGAGTCTCAGAAGCAGAGATTAGAAGGGATATTAAAGTAATTATGCCTTCGCTTGATTTACTTGGAAAAACAAAGTAGTGTGGAAAAATGGCAATCAATAGATCAAAAATAGCACGACAATTACTAGCAGAAGGTGGAGCACCTAGAAGACAGGGCTACCTTATTGGTGGTTTATTACAAAGAGCTGAAGAAGCTAAAAAAGCAAACGAACAAGCTTTAAGAATGTATAATAATGAATTGCCTACAGTCGAGAGTATGGGCGGTGCGCCTAATGTTAAGGGTGGAAGTATTGTTTATGATTTAGGTAATAATGAATATATTTATCGATCACCTGTTGGTTTTGAATTAGTAAATCCTCAAGGTGTTTATACTTCATTAGGTTCAGGAGAAGGAAGTGCCCAAAGTCTTGAAGATCTTTTTGATAGAGGAGTAGTTTCGCGTAGAGCTAATGACCCTGTTCTTTTAGCTCAACAAGCAGCAGAAGCTACACCAACAACAGCTACACCAACAGCAGCTACACCAACAGCAGAGCCAGAGCCAGAAAGAACTGGTCTTGGAAGAGTTGCATCAATAGTGAAAAAAGCCATACAAGAAAGACAACCAGAAAAATCTGCATTTAACGTCATGATGGATGAGAGAGGTAATGTAATGCGAGATCAAGGTATACCTGATTTTCTTAGACAAATGGGTAGAGGTTCTGAAATAACTGGCAATGTTCCAATTAGAAGTATATCAGATGTATTTAGATTAGCAGGAATATCAGATCAAGGTATAGGAAGCATTAGTATGGATAAAAGTTATGAGGAGAACCGAGATATCAACGAACAAAGACGTTTAGCTAATCAAAGATTTAGATCAGCAGCTTCGGATTTAATAGCAAGAGGCGACTCTGCAACAAATGAAGATATACTTCGTTTCGGTGACACATTAGGTGTATCACCAGAAATAACTTCTAATATAATTAGTGGAGTTCAATCGATGGGGTTACCTAATTCAGGATTAGATCCAAGAGGATTACCTTTTTCTGGTTTACCTATGGGAATAATGCCACCCTCTGATACAGCAGGTATGAGAGGTGGTTTTGCAGAGCCTGTTACTTTAGACGGTCAACAATTTACCAATGAACAAGATGCGATAAACGCTCTTGGCGTAGAGAGATATAATCAGCTCATGGCCACAGGTGGTCGAGTTAATTTAAAAGGCGGTGGAGTATCATTAGATGATGCCAAAGTTATGGCACCAGAAGGTGAATTCCTTGCATACATAAACCCAAAAGAAGCCGAGATGTTAAAAGCTGCTGGTGGTTCTGGTATTATGACACCTATGGGTATTCCAAGTTTTGTTTCTTTTTCAGACAGTAGTAGAGGACAAACGATGGAAGACACGTTTAGTGCAGCTGCATCTGGAGGGGCTAGTAATCCTAGTGGTTTTGGAAATGATGGCGGAGGAGACAATGATCCTCCTCAAGGAGTAAGAACAGGCGATGTATTTCCTGGTCTTTCTAAAGTAACACCAAGAGATGTTTTTAAAGTATCGGCAGATAATCCAATGTTACACAGATCTTTTATGGACAGAGCGATGATTCAAGCGATTCCTGGAATTGGCAGTATTATAAATTTAGGTGAAATGAATGCATTTGATTTTCCTCACTTTAGATACTCTAATACAGGTGGAGGCAATAGATTTGGAGATGACGATGAGGATGGAGATAACGATAATATTATAAAACCCATGATGCCTATGGTGCCAAAACTACCAACAGATATAGAACCTGAAAAAAGCGATTACGATGAATTTGTACAAAGATTTACGTTACCAGAAAAATACAGATTAGCTAATGGTGGTGAAGTAAGACAAGCATATGGTTTAGGTAGTCTAGTTAAAAAAGTTACAGGCGCTGTTAAGAAAGTTGCTAAGTCAGACATAGGTAAAGCAGCAATAATAGCGGGCACAGGTTATTATTTAGGTGGCGGAGGAAATCCTTTTACCGCAGCAGGTAGATCTGGTTTTTCTTTCGGTAATTTAGGAAACACATTAGGTTTTGGCAGACTCACAGGTGGAGAAGAGAATATTTTTGCAGGTGGTCCTTTTAGCGGAATAGCCAATTTTGTTAGAGATAAATACACAAGTAGTGGACTAGGTGGTAAAGCACTGTTAGGTATTGGTGCAGCAACTTTAGCAGCAGGAGTATTAACACCTAAACAAAAAGAGGAAGTAGACTCACTGTCTAATAGAATAGCTGACAATACAGGTATTGATGTAGAGCAGATTAGAAAAGAAGTACAAGAAGCTTACGCATCCGGTAACACAGAAAAATTAAGAACTAAATATCCTTTTTTAATTACTGAGTCCGCAGCTAAAGCTGATGGCGGCAGAATAGGTTTTGCAGACGGCACACCACAAGAGATGTTTCCTGATAATATAGATGATATTGGACCTGGAAGATCAGAACCAAAATTAAGAAAAATGCCAGAGTTTAAAGGCGATGAAGTTATACCAAATGACATGATGATGACATCCGCTCCTGGTCCAAGAGATGATTATGATGATATAGCTATGCAATTATTTGGTAAAGGGTATAAAGATTTAACACCTGTTGAACTTGAAATGTTTCAAGAAGAGTTAGAGAGATTAATGAATAAATTTAGAGGAGCAAAAGGTGGTATAGCATCTATGGCTGAAGGTGGTATGATGAATCCAAATGATGAAATGTTAAACATGGGTGGTAATGAGATGGACCTTAGAGGTGGTGGATTTGTGCCTTTAGGAGAGTATGAAAAGAAAGATGACGTTCCAGCAAGATTATCAAAGAATGAGTTCGTATTCACGGCTGATGCGGTAAGAGCAGCAGGTGGAGGAAGTGTTGATAGGGGGGCAGATTTAATGTATAAAACAATGAAACAACTGGAGAATAAAGTAGTCTAATGGCAATCACAGAATCACGAGTATTACCCCCGCAGTTTATTGAAGATCTAGCAACAGATTATGGTAAGCAGTTAACAGCGTTAACAGCTCAACCTATTGATACATCTAAAATTGCACCTACAGTTGCAGGACAAGATCCATTACAAACGCAAGCAGCAACGTTAGCTTCACAAGGAATTGGTTCTTATCAACCTTTTGTTACAGCTGCACAACAAGCTGGTACAGATTTTGGTACAGGTATCGCGCAAGCACAAGCGTTAACAGGTACAGGAGCTGGAACAGGGGCAGGATCTATTTCATCGTACATGTCTCCATACCAATCACAAGTTATTGATGCTACATTGGGAGAATTTGATAGACAGCAACAAATACAAGAACAAAGAATCAAAGACCAACAAGCATCTTTAGGTGCTTTAGGTTCAGGTAGAGCAGGCGTTCAGCTTTCCGAGTTTGGAACAGGATCAGCAAGAGAGCGTGCACTATTACAAGCTGGGTTATTACAACAAGGTTTTCAACAAGGTCAATCTGCTAGACAACAAGATTTTTTAAATCAACAAAATTTAGCTAGTCAACAACTAGCGGGTGGACAATTTCAAACAGGACTAGCTTCATTAGTTCCAGGTTTACAATCTTCTGACATACGTACTTTAGGATCAGTGGGCGCTATCCAACAAGCACAACAACAAGCAACGTTAGATGCACAAAGAGAAGCGAATAGATTAGAAGCGTTCGAACCATATGAAAGATTAAATACATTTGGATCTGGTATCGCACAAATTATGAGTGGATACCCAGGTAGATCACAATTCTCTTCTGTTCCAAATCCAACGCCGTTACAAACAGCGTTAGGTGTAGGTTCAACGTTATCTGGAATATACGGTAACATTATGGGACCAGTAAGAATTAAAGGAACTTAATGAAAAACAGAATATTAAAAAGACCAATGTTCAGAATGGGTGGTGATGTAGAAAATACAGGCATCATGGATGGTATGCGTCAGAGATATGCAGAGTCTGACCCACAGGGTGTACAACCTAAAAGAGATCCAATGTTATTTAGACCAAGTATGAATGATTTCTTGATTCAATTTGGTTTAGATCTTGCATCAAGATCACCAGGTGGCAATATATTTCAAACAGCAGCAGCTGCAGCAAAAGAACCTTTTGCAATAATGCAAGCTAAAAAAATGAGAGAAGGTGAACTTGAAGGCGAAAGAGCATTTAAAAGAGAATTATTAGACATAGAAATGGAAGGTGCAAAAGAAAGAGCTGAGATAGCTGCAGGTATAAAAAGCTATGATACATATTTAGATGTAGGGTTTAAAAAATATAACGATATTGTTTTAGCGGAAAACTTTGCTAACTTTATGACAAAAACAAAACCACAAATAGATAGTAGCTTTGGTAGTTCTCAGTTTGCTGGTTTCATAGAACAAGATTTAACTAAAGAAAATGTTAAAAATAAATTTATAAAAAACAACGCTGGTAAAATAGGAAAAGTTTTCTTTGATCTTAAACAAAATCAATTACTACAATTAAAAAGAATTGATGACAAAGGTAACGTTGATCTAGTTCCTACTTCAACAGCAAACATTGGTGATACAGAAGGAACTACAATGCCGGCACCTGGTGAAAGTAAAACAAAGTTAACTCCTTACCAAGAAAAAATTCTTGAGGGTGTTGATAAAAGCGTAAAAGAAAAAGAAGAAGAAAAAGAAAAACAAAGAATAAAAAATCTTCAGGAACAACCAGAGTTTCCAGAATATACAATAGATTAGGGGGCTAAATGGCGGTATTCATTCCTCTTGAAGGTCCGGAAAAACAAAGTGATGCAAGTTGGTACACAGCCATAGGTGCTGGTATAGTATCAGGTTTAATTAAAACAGTTGAAGGTGTGGTATCTCTTGGTGCAGAGCTCGTGGATCTTGGAGCAGATTCAAACGTAGCAGCAGACGTAGAAAAATTTTTTGACAAAGTAAATATATTTGAAGACACAGCAGACGATAGAGTTGTAGGTAAACTTACAGAAGCTTTGGTGCAGATTGGTATACCTGGAGCTATAGGTTTTAAAACAGCAACTAAACTAGCTGACAAAGCAATTAAAGCTAAACGTGCTGGTAACTATGCTAACTTTAAATCACCAAGTGTGATGAAAGGTTTAGAGAAAGCTAAATCGTTAAATAGCAGAATAGATAGAAGATTAGGATTAACTCCTGGAAGTACAATGAGGTTTCAAGCTGGTGTCTTTGGTGGTGCAGCAGGAGAAACATTTGTTGCAGATGTAGAAGAAATAGGTTCTTTCGGTGATATATTTCAAGGTGGTCCTACAAAATTAGATAGAGATGAAACAGAAGGTAGAGAAGACGCTGCTAGAAAATTAATGAACAGAGTTAAGTTTGGTTCTGAGTCTTTGTTAATTACACCTTTTGTTTACGGTGCAGGTAAATCTGTAAAAGCTCTTGCAAAGAGAGGTAAAGACGATGCTTATGCTAACAGTGCAATTACAAGATGGATAGATGAATATGTTGGAGGTAGTTTTAGACCCGCACAGATGTTACCGGATGAAGTATTTGAATCAGAAGTTGTAAAAGGTGGATTAAAATCTAGAGACAGAGTTAGAGCAAAGGAATTAGTCTACAACATTACAAAAGAAGCAGATGCAATTATACCGAGAGTAGCTAAAGTTTTTAATAAGCCCCAAGAAGCACAAACAGAGTTTTATAAAAAATTAAACAATACATTGTTTGAAGGAGATTTATCTAAACCAGCTAATGGTCCTGCAGTTGATGAGTTTGTTTCTTTTATGGAGAAAGCAGGTATTAAAGAAAATGATTATCAAAACGTTCTTACAAATTTAACTGCCGCTAGAGGTGAATTTTCAAACTTAATTAGTATTTTAGAAAGAAACGCAGATACACCAGGAGCTATATCTGCAGGTAAAAAAGATTTAAAAGAAATATTGCAGAATAAAGTAACTGGTTGGATAGGTAATACCTATAAAGTTTTAGAAAGACCTAAATCAGGTTTAGCTAAATTGTTTCAAGACATTGAACCAACAGATGAAGCTTATGCAAATGCTATAAATTTATTTAGAAGATTTCTTGCAAAGACAGATAAAACTAGAAAAGAACCTTTAAAACTAGAAAAAAATGAAAAAGGTCAGTTTGTGCCACAAGGCAGCGAATACTTTGAACAAGCAAAGTACACAGTTGATGACATTATAAATCAAGCAAGATTAAAAAAGAAACCTGGTCCATTGCCTGATCTTACTTATCAAAACAAAACAGGACAAACACTTACCAAGAGTTTTGAAAAAGCAAAAGGTAAGGGTAGTAAAACATTTAGAAAATTATTTGGTGAGATAGAAGATCCTAGATATTCTATCTTCAATGCCATGGCTAACTTGTCAGGTGCTGCTAGAACTGCAAGTTATTTTGACGATATAGCGCAAAAGAATGATGCTGCAAAGGCTGCAGGTGAAAGAGGATTCTTTTGGAATTCAGCAGAAGAAGCAAGAGCAGCAGTTAATGCACCTCAAACAGGTATAAAAATAGTTGCAATGGACGATATTATAAAAGAACTACCAGGAGCAGGTAGACAAGGTGCTGTGATAAATCCTATTAGTGGTAAATTTACTACAGAGGAAATAGCAGAGAGTATGAGAAATATAAACGGTATAGCATCTGGTTATACAGCTATGGCTAGAGGTAGAGATAAAGCAGGACCTGGAGAAAAAATTGTAAGTTATCTTTACAGAAATCTTTTATTATTACCAAAGGCATTATCACAGTTAGCAAAAACAGTTTTATCAATACCTACACATATACGTAACTTTATTAGTGCTGGCGCTTTTGCGGGTGCTAACGGTGTTTTATTTGAAGGATTAACAAATCCTAAGTTATTAAAAGATGCTTTTGTAGATGGTTTAGATGTATCTAATTTATTAAGATTAAAACCTGGAAGCGCACAAGCACAAGCAGCGTATCAAGAAGCATTAGAATTAGGTTTAACAAACACACAAGTCCAAATTGGTGACTTCCTTGCATTGTTAAAAGATGTTTCTCCTAGTGTAAGAAACGAAGTTGGTGTAGCTGCTCCTGACGGAATACTAAAAGGTATGATGGGTAGACTAAAAAAACTTGGTTCATTCTTACAAGGTAAGTATGTAGCTGAAGACGATACTTGGAAACTTACGTATAT